TTCAAGGCGGGCCGCATCCGTGCGCTTTGCGGCATGAATGTATTCACGACCGGATTCGATGCTCCTGCCGTCGATCTAATTGCAATGCTGCGGCCTACGCTTTCGACCGGGCTCTATGTGCAAATGCTTGGACGCGGAACGCGGCTCTGCGAAGGCAAAACCGATTGCATGGTGCTGGACTATGCCGGGAACGTTCGCCGGCATGGTCCTGTAGATGACATCTACGTCGCACCCAAGAATGGCGGCAGCGGCGGAAAGCGCGAGGCTGGAGTGACGCCGGAAACGGTTCGCGCTCGCATTTGTCCGAACTGCGAAACCTATAACAGCATCGCTGCACGCTTCTGCGTCGAATGCGATTACGAATGGCCTGTGAAGCACGATGCCAAGTCGGACGTGACGCCAGTGATGGCGAGCGGCGGGCCTAAATGGGTGCCGGTTAGCTCGGTCAAATTCTATCGGCACGAAAAGGAAGGTTCGGCACCATCGCTCCGCGCCGAATACCATTCCGGCATGAATGTTTATCGCGAATGGATTTGCCTGCAGCATAGCGGTCGCGCACTTCTAGCCGCGCAAGCATGGTGGCGAATGTGCGACGGAAAAACACCGGCACCGAGGACGATTGAAGAAGCGCAGCGCCGGATCAAAGAGATCAAGGTCCCTTCGCACATCGCAATCAGGCGCGAAAAGAAATTCTGGCGCGTCGCTGGCTATCGCTTCACGCATGAAAGTGGTGCGCTCGAATACGACGAAAAAGGAAAAGTGACGATCGTTGAGGCGATAGAGGAAGCGGCATAGTCCGCATTTTAGGAGAGAGTAAATGGCAAAGAAAACTATTCCTGTAATCAAACAAGACGATCAGAAGCCGGTTCCGATCGAAATTCTAGCGCAGCAGATCGGCGCGATTGCTGATGGCATCAAGAAACTGCGTAGTGGCCCGATCAAGGACGATACGCTTGTGCTTCTCATTCAGAATGCGTGCCCATCAGTAAAGGGCAGCTATTCTAAGCCTACGATCACAGAAATTCGCTCCGTTCTCGACGGCATCGAAAATCTGCGTCGCGCTCATTTGAAATGAAATCTCTCACGGAGCGCTTCGGAACGCCTGACCCGGCATGCTGTCTCGTATGCCGGCGTCACGCCATGGCAATCGGCACGATGAAATCGAAAAAGCCGCCGATCCTATGGGTCTGCGACGATCCGATCTGCATCGCAAACTGTCAAAAGGTAGCCAACATGGGCCAGAAGCAGCTTGACGCATACGAGCGCAAGGCGCGTCGCATCGCATCCGAGGAAGCCGGGGAATATCTCGATCAGATCGGAAAGACCGATCTGGCGAAGCTGACCGAAACGGAATGGGTGACGTTCAACGAGAAGATCATTCTCGGGTTCGAGCGGGCCATGCGTGACGTCATCGCGAGCGGGGAAGCACCGTTCTAATTTCTCTTGATGCGGCGGCAATAAATAATGAACGGCGGGGGATACGCACAAGTCGGTGCGAAACTTGTAGAGCGCGGTTACGCCGCGATCCCGGTCATGCCCGGAACAAAGCGGCCCGGCCACATGCGGGGCGGCGAATGGATCGGGATGACCGATTGGCGCGACAAATATACAAAGCGTCCGCCGTCGCAATTCGAAATCGATATCTGGAGCCGAACCGAGGCAGGCGTTTGCGTCGTATGCGGCCCCGGATCGCGCGGCCTTGTCGCGATCGATATCGATACCGAGGATCAGCTTGTGGTAGCGGCGCTCGAAGCCGTGCTGCCGGCGTCGCCTGTTTCCAAGAGGGGGCAGAAAGGCGAAACCCGCTTTTATCTCTGCCCCGATATCGAAGAATGGAACGGCACACCGTCGCCATCGTTCAACTTGCCGACCGAGGATGGCAAGAAATACCGCGCGGTCGATGTAATAGGCCCCGGTCGGCAGACCGTGTTGCCGCCGACAATTCATCCAGATACGCATGAACCCTACAAGTGGATCGGTGCCGCGCTCGAAGATTTCGACCCCGACGAGCTTCCGCGCCTCGATCCAGATATCGGCTTACAGATCGCAAAAGCGCTTGCGCCCTTCGGCTATGAAGCGGAGCCGCGTCATGCGCCACTTGCCAGCGGCGGCGAAAGTTTTGCCGACAAGCCGCATCGCCAGCTAAACGAAACCGCGCTCGGCAGTTTGGATGCATGGGTGCCGAAGCTGCAACTCTATCGGTGCCGCCGAACGCATAACGGGTTCGAAGCGGTGCCGACATGGCGCGCATCCAATACAGGGAAGCCGATCGAGAAGCGCAAGCTAAACCTGAAAATCGATCCGAAAGGCATTCGCGACTTTGGCGACGACAAGGGCTACACGCCGATTGATCTTGTGATGGTGTCCCAAGGTTGCGACCTCGATACCGCGGTGAACTTCCTCGCGGCTAACGTGGGATGGGCGCCGCTCGAAATCATCACGATCGGACGCCGCGAAAAGCCCGCGAAGAATATCAGTGATCTTGAAGCCGTTGAGGTTCGCGAGATCGAAGACGATGGCCCCAAGAAAGGCGAGCCGATCGTCACGTCATTCGAGCCGGAGCCGCAGAGCGATGTTTATGATCAACCCATCGAGGGCGACCGCTTTTCTCATTTGACGAACGTGCCAGGCGTCGTCGGTGATCTGATCGACTGGATCACGGCTACGGCACGCCGACCTAACCGAACGATTGCGCTCGGTGCTGCCGTCACCATCGTCGGGACGTTGATAGGCCGTCGCGTCGCAGGCCCGACGCGCTCCGGTACGCATCTCTATTGCGTGACACTCGCCAAGACCGGCGTCGGTAAGCAGCATCCGTTGTCCTGCATCTTGCGCGCCATGACAGCGGCGAAGGCCGCGCATCACATCGGGCCATCCGAATTTATTTCAATGTCAGGCTTCATCAATATGTTGATGCGGCAACCTCTCACGTTATGTCCGCAAGACGAATTCGGCGCCTTCCTTGCTCGCGTCAACGGGCGCAACGCTTCGAGCCATGAAATCGGAATATCGAAATCGCTTCGCATGGCATGGGGTCTTTCGTTCGAAGGTTTCCCGACGCCTGAATATGCAAGCCGTAAATCCGAAATAGTCAGATCCCCGGCGATTTCCATTTTCGGCATGTCAACGTTCGACGAATTCTATGAAAGTCTGCAGGGCCGCGACGTGACGAACGGATTTCTAAATCGCTTCCTTGTGCTGGCGACGAACGAACGAACGCCGGAAGCAGAGACGCCACGGCTCCAGGTCGGCAAGGTGCCGTCGAAACTGACAGACGATCTGCAGCGTCTCTACAATTGGGACGGCACGCAATTGGGAACGGCCAAGCTCAATGATCCAAATCTTGACCCGGAGCCCGATGTAATTCCGTGGGAAAACGATGCCGCGCTGCAGACCTATCGCGAATTGAGCCGTCACGTCGAAGCCGAAATGGATGCACGGCCCGAAGTCGAAAGCTTCATCGCGAGAACCGCAGAAATCGCGGTGCGTCTCGCCACGATCCGGGCCGCAGGGCGGCTCGGACGTGGCGCGACGCTCGCCGTGGCAGATATGGAATGGGGCCGCGATATCGCGCTTGCCAGCGCCGATCTAATGGCCAGCGACGCCGCAAAACACATGATCGTCGAGATGAGCCACGGCAAGCTCGTTAACCGCATCCTCGAGCTTCTGCGGCGCAAGGGCCGCACCAAAAAGCGTGACCTGATGCGCGTCGTCGGCAACGGCGTAAAGGCTCGCGATTTCGACGACGCGATGAAATCTCTTTCCGAATCGGGGCAGATCGAGATCGAAAAAGTGATCCCTTCGAGCGGCGGAACACCGTCGCTCTGGCTACGCATTGCGGCCTGACCGGTTGTCAGTTCCAAATCGGTTGTCAGTACATGACAACCGAACCGGGGTAGCGGTTGTCATATGACAACCGAACGGTTGTCGAAGTAGGTTCTAAAATACTAAGTATATATAAAATAATATATATTCCTTCAGTTGTCAGTTGTCATTGGATTTGCCCCCTCTATCCTTTTTAGGGTGTTTTTCTTCTCTCTCTTTACAGGTCACTGACAACCGACAACCGCCTAATTTTATTGCGCGACGCTTCCCGGCTTGACGCCAGCCATCAATCCGCTAATAGGCCGATAGCTCACGCCGACCGCCTTCGCGCCAACAATGCCGAAGGTCGATGAACTCCCGAACGAAGCCGAACCCCATGCCCGCGATGGTTTTGCGGCGCGTGATCTTCATCGGGCATAACCCATGCCCATTCTCAAAAATGCACGTCACGAAAAATTTGCGCAGAACGTCGCGAAAGGAAAATCCGCGACCGAAGCGTACCGCCTTGCCTATGGCGCTAAGGCAAAATCTGCCGAAGCTGCAGGCTCGCGCCTGTTAGGGAATGTTAAGGTCCGCAAGCGCGTCGAAGAATTGAAAAAAGCCGGGGCCGATCGCGCCGAAGTCTCGATCGAAAAGGTATTGCGCGAACTCTCGCTGATCGGCTTCGCCAACATGCGCGACTATATTCGCATTGGTGATGACGGTGATCCCTATTTCGATATGAGCGAACTTAGCCGCGAGCAAGCGGCGGTGATTTCCGAACTCGTAGTCGAAGATTTCAAGGATGGCCGTGGCGACGACGCGCGTGACGTTCGCCGGATTAAATTCAAGCTGCACGACAAGCGGGCAGCGCTGGTTGATCTCGGAAAGCATCTCGGCATGTTCCGAGACAAGATCGACTTGAACTTGAGCGGCGGAATGCGGCTGGAAAAAATCGAGCGCGCAATTGTCGATCCTAAGAATTGAGACGGCCCGTGTATTTGCTCCGCTACTCAAACCGGCTCGCTACAAAGGGGCATACGGCGGACGCGGCTCCGCAAAGTCGCATTTCTTCGCCGGCCTCACAATTGAGGAAAGTATTTTATATCCCGGCCTGCGAACGGTCTGCATTCGTGAAGTACAAAAATCGCTGGAGCAATCCGTGAAGCGATTGATCGAAGATAAAATACAGCAATTCGGCGTCGGCTCGATGTTTCGCGTACTGAATACGCATATCGAAACACCAGGCGGCGGCATCATCATTTTTCAAGGCATGCAAAATCACACGGCAGAAAGCATCAAATCGCTGGAGGGTTTCGATCGTTCATGGTTTGAGGAAGCGCAGTCAGCATCGCAGCGCAGTCTTGATCTGTTGCGCCCTACAATTCGCAGGCCGAACTCCGAATTATGGTTTTCGTGGAATCCAGATCAGCCGACCGATCCTGTCGATAAATTGCTTCGCGGAAAAGATCGGCACCGCGATGCGATTGTCGTTAAGGCGAACTATCGCGACAACCCATGGTTTCCCGATGTGCTTCGCGAAGAAATGGAATGGGACAAGCGCCGCGATCCCGACAAGTACGATCATGTCTGGATGGGCGGCTATCGCAAGAATTCGGAAGCGCGCGTTTTCAGAAATTGGCGGATCGGCAAGCCAGATGAATTCAATCCAAAGCGTGCAGAGCGTTTTTACTTCGGCGCCGATTGGGGCTTCTCAATCGATCCCACGGTATTGATCTGCGTCTATATCATCGGGCGAACGCTCTACATCTGGCGCGAGCAATATCAGGTCGGATGCGAAATTGATCGCACTCCGCAACTTTTTGACAAGATCGAAAATGGCATGGCGCGCAAGTGGCCGATCACGGCAGACAGCGCACGGCCTGAAACGATCAGCTACATGCGCCGCAACGGCTATCCGAATATGAAGCCTGCAATCAAAGGCGCCGGCTCTGTCGAAGAAGGCGTCGAATTCCTGAAAAGTTACGATATCGTTGTGCATCCAGATTGCACGCATTCAATCGACGAACTTTCGCACTATTCGTTCGAGATCGATGAAAAGACCGGCGAAGTGTTGCCGAAACTTGCCGACAAAAAGAACCATGTCATTGACGCAATTCGATATGCGATCGAGCCGCTTCGATCGTCGAAAAACAAAGCAGGGGTTTGGTAATGGATTTGTTCGCTACGCCGCGCGCTCTAATCGCTCGCATCCTTGGCGTCACGCATGGCGGGACGCGAGACACATATGCCGCGTTTGGATATCCGCACGAACTACGTTTTGATGATTTTCTTGCCATGTACCAACGCGGCGGCATTGCATCGCGCATCGTGAAAGCGCCGACGCAATCGACGTGGCGCGACATTCCGGTAATTCGCGACGAAAAAGGCGACAGCGCGAAAAAAACAGACAAGGATGGCAATCCGAATAAGAACTATTCGCCGTTCGTGGAAAAAGTCGAAACATTTTTCGACGCAAACAATGTCTTTCACTATCTGGAGCGCGCTGACCGCATTGCCGGCATCGGTCAGTATTCAATTCTTGTCATGGGATTTGCAGACGGTCTCGACTTGTCGCGACCGATGAGTGGCAAGCATAAGCTGATATACTTGCAGCCCTATAGCGAGAAGTCTGCGCAGATTGCATCATTCGAGAACAATCCTGCAAATCCTCGCTACGGTTTGCCGCTAACGTATCGAGTGCAGCAATCGACGCCATCGGCAGGCGGTCGCGTCATGTCGCGGGCAATAACCGTGCATCATTCCCGCGTTCTGCATATCGCAGAAAATCTCGAAGAAAATGACGTGTACGGGATGCCGCGACTGTTGAGCGTATTCAACAATCTGATCGACTTGCACAAGGTATCGGGCGCTAGCGCGGAGACATTCTGGCTCAATTCACGACCTGGTGTTAATTTCTCGATCGATAAAGACGCTACTATCGATGCAGAAACCAAAGCTGCAATGAAGCAGCAGGTCGAGGATTTTTCTAATCAGCTAAAGCGCTACATGACCACGCAAGGCGTCACTGCCCAAACAATAAATGCGCAAATCGCAGACCCGAAATCAAACTTCGATATTCTGATTTCGCAGATCGCTGGCGCTGCTGGAATTCCGCAGCGCATTTTGATCGGCAACGAGCAGGGACAGCTTGCGTCAGGCCAGGACGAAAACAACTGGAGCGATCGCGTGAAAGAGCGTCGCGAGAATTATGCGACGCCGCGCATTCTAAATCCGTTTGTAAAAAAGATGATCGAGACAGGAAACCTCGATCAGCCAAACGGCACCTTCTGGATCGAGTGGCCTGAAACGGCGCTGCCGCCTGAAAAGATTGCAGCCCTAAATCTGCAAAAGGCGCAAACGCTTTCTGCCTATGCGAACTCGCCTGCGGCGGCAACGATTGTGCCGGAAGCTGAATTCAGAACTGACTTCCTCGGCATGTCTCCTGAAAGCGAATATGAAACCGAGGAACAGGACGATATAGACGAGACCGACCCGGAGACCGTCGATCAATTCGATAGTCGAGACGAACCGGAACGCGATGAGGCTGCATAATGCACGCCTGCTGCGAACATCACGCACCTCGCGTTATTAACTACACGCCGCTAAGTGCGAACGTCCGCACTCGGCATCGCAGGCGCCGTCGCTTTCCTGACCCGACGCATACGACCGGAATTCGGCGCGCTTTCGAGCGCGAAATGATTCGCCGCTTCAAGTTGCTGCGACAATTGATTGTGACAACCGTTGCAAAAAATGACGCCTTCGGATTGCGCGGCGGTCCAATCGTCAATGAACCGGGTAGGCAGTTTCAGTTTGCGTTCCCGCGCGCCAGCGACAAGGTTTCCGCATTCATGGAATGGCTGCGCTCGCAACAGCAGGCCGGAATTCTTGAGATCCAAGGCGGAACATCGATACAGGCTTCGGGCGCACGATCCTGGATGAATGTTTATATCGATGGCTCCTATCAGCGCGGCATCCGGCAGGCCGGTCAGGAATTGCGTTCTGCCGGCGCGAACGTATCGGATCGCTATCTGGATGCCGCATTCAATCTTCCGGTTCACGCCGATCGCGTCGGCCTGATCTACACGCGCACCTATTCGGACTTGCGCGGCGTTACCGAGGCAATGGACACGCAGATTAGCCGCGTGCTGGCGCAAGGTTTGATCGACGGCCTCGGTCCTATGGAATTGGCTAGCGAGATAGTCGATCGCGTCGATAGTATCGGCATCGTTCGCGCCAGAACAATTGCTCGCACCGAGATCATCGCGGCGCATGCCGAAGCCTCACTGAATAGCTACGAGGAAGCGGGCCTAGAAGGCGTCGCGGTTATGGCCGAATTCGCGACCGCGAACGACAATGCGGTATGCCCGGAGTGCGAGGAATTGGAGGGCAAGACGTTTCTGATCGATGAAGCGCGCGGCATGATTCCGGTGCATCCGAATTGCCGGTGCGCGTTCATTCCGTCGATCGAAGATGCGCGAGGGATAAATCTCGAATGAAACCAGCCAAGCGAACCGATACCGAATTGCTGGCATGGGTAGCCGCGCTCATTCAGCGCGAGCAATTGGCCGGCACAACTGGCGTCATGCGGATCAGCTTTCAGGATGGCGCAATTCAGCGGGCCAATACCGAGCGGATCGAATTGCCGGGCGGTCCGCTTGACAATAACCGGAACGCTGCTTAGTAGGCCGAAATATCAAATTCGGCTTCCGAACTGAATCGGGGTCGCGATGCTCTCACCGAGCGCCGCGGCCCCTTTTGCATTTGGGGATTTAGCTTGGCTCAAAAGCGTTTCCGCCTTGTGGCGAATAAATGCTCCTGCGGTTGCAGCGAAGGCGACAATCCGCGCGTTTCCGGCCATTCGGTCGAAGCAAATCTTTCGGCATTTTCGGTTCGATACGAAACCTATGAGGGTCGCGATCATATCGTGGTCCCCATTGTTCTGCTTCGGCAGACCGTCGCAAATTCCGCGATGATCGAGGCCGGCGAATTGGTGCCGGAAAGCTGGAATGGCGTTCCGGTCACGGTCGGCCATCCCGCAGATCACGATGGCGAATTCCAAAGCGCAAATTCTCCCGAAGTTCTTTCGTCTTGGCATGTCGGGCGGATTTTCAACGCCAAAATGGAAGGCGACAAGCTCAAGGGCGAAGCCTGGATCGACGTTGAGCGCGCTGAAAAAGTTTCTCCCGGTCTTGTCGCGCAACTCGAAAGCGGCGAGCCGATGGACGTTTCCACTGGCTATTTTTCCAAGCATGAACGCGCGACCGGAAAATATAACGGCAAGTCATATCGCGTGAGGCATCGCGATTTGAAGCCGGATCATCTCGCATTGTTGCCGAATGATGAGGGCGCTTGCTCTTGGAAAGACGGCTGCGGCGTTCGTACCAATTCAGGACTTGGCATGAAAATCCAAGAGGCAATCAACGTACTTTGCACCACGCTCGGCATCGAGCGTTCCGACAACTCGAAAGGATCGAGCATGAAGAAAACCTTGATCGAGAAGATCACGGCAAATTCCAAGATGAAGGCCGATGAACTCGAAGCGCTGGACGTGAAAACGCTCCAGATGATCGCAAACGGACTTCCCGTGGCGAAGAATGCCGACGAGGAAGCCGAAGAAAACGACGAAGAAAAGAAGGCGAAGCCTGCGGCAAATTCCAAAAAGGAAGCGCCTGCGCTGGACGCCGATGGCATCGCGGCGATTGTCGCAAATACGATTGCGACTACGCTTCCGAAACTGCTTCCGTCCGTTATGGCGGAACAGGATCGCCCTGCGCTTGTCGATCGTCTTGTCGCCAATGGCTTCAAGAAAGAAGTCGCAGAGAAGATGGATATCGTCGCGCTCCGCGAAACCGCAAACATGATTGCGCCGGCCGATTATTCCGGTCGCGGCGGATCGTTCGCCTCGTTCAACGCGGCTGAAGAAGACGACGATTTGCCGACGCCTTTCGGCACCATGGATTATCACGCGCAGAAGAAATCTTCTGCTTCCAAGAAGGAGGCTAACTAATGGCCGACGCAAATCCGAAGACCGTAATTCTCGGCGGCGATCCGGTTTATGCGGAGGCCCCCGCCGCTAACGGGCCGGTCAAGCCGGGCATGCTTTTGCTTCGTTTGTCGGCCGGCACGGTTCGCCCGCACAACGTAGCGAAGGGTTACGCCGAAGCTCTTTTCGCGCGTGAAGCAGATTTCGCCGGTGCCAGCATCGACGATGAATACGAAAACGGCGAAACGGTTTCGTTCGCCAAGTGCCGCAAGGGTGATCGCATTTATGCGCTTCTCGCTGCGGGCCAAGATGTTGCCGCTGGCGCGTTTCTCGAAAGCGATGGCGCTGGTGCACTTCGCGCCAAGACTGCGCATTCGCAGCTTACGAGCGGTAACTACACGGTAACGACCGAAGGTCATGCCGTGGCAGTCGCGCTCGAAGCGGTGGACAACGACCCCGGAACGGACAGCCTTCCGGTTCGCATCAAGGTGGAGATCCTCTAATGAAAATCAACAAGCTTGTTCTCGCGCTCGGCCTTGCTGCGCTCGTCGCTTTTGCGGCGTTCCAGATCGCAGACGCGGTTCACGTTACGAACTATGCAACGATCGGCAGCGCAATTCTCGCGCATGGCGTAATCCTGCCTGGGTCGCACGGTCTGACTGTCGCTCATATCGACCCGGAAACGGGCCGATTGAACATCAATGCTATGCGTCCGTTTATCGGCAAGAATGGCGAAGCCCGTATCGTCGCCAATAAGGGCGGCAAGGCTGGCTCGATCGTAACAAACGCACCAGCTACGTTGCGCCATGAAGATTGGCGCGACATTGATCGTGCGGTTGTCGAAGCCACGACGCAGCGCATGGTCGGTATCTCCGATCTGCAATCGCTTGGATTGACATACAATCTCGGCTCGATCGGCGTTTCGATCTCGACTTACGAAAAGGCGAGCGACATGACCGATGGCGATATCAGCATGGATGGTATCACCGAAGGCGAGAAAGATCGGCAGGCGTTCGATCAGGCCAACGTCCCGGTGCCGGTTGTGCATAAGGATTGGGACCTCAACCTTCGCAATCTCGAAGCATCGCGCCGTTTCAATTCCGGCCTTGACGTTTCGGGTGCCGCAATCGCAGGCCGCATTGTTGGCGACAAGTCGGAGGGCATGTTGTTCTCTGGCGCTGCAGTCAACGTAGGCGGATCGACGATCTACGGTTACACGACGCATCCACATCGCAACACTGTTGACATGGATACGTCCTGGGCAACCGCGACCGTCAAGGAAATCCTTGAGGATGTGCAGGCCATGCTCGCCAAGGCTCGCGCCGATGGCTACTACGGCCCGTACTACCTCTACATTCCGGGCACCTATGAAGGTCGCCTTGACGACGATTATGTCGTCGGTGACCCCGAAGATGGTGTCACGGTTTCGACAAAAACGATCCGGCAGCGCATTCTTGAGTTGCAGGGCATCGTCGCGATCCGTGTTGCCGACAAGCTCGCGACCGATAACGTCATTCTTGTGCAGATGACGCGAGACGTTGTTGATCTCGCGTATGCGCAGGACGTGACTACGGTGCAGTGGCCTATGTTCGGCGGTTTCCAGCTTCGCCATAAGACGTTCGCAATTTGGACGCCTCGCGTGAAGTCGGAATACAGCGGAAAATCCGGCGTCGTTCACCTCTATCAGATCCCGTAACGCGAGGCTCACATGAAGCAGCTTTACAAAATCACTGCTAAAGGCGCGTCTCACAGTGCACGCGATCCGAAAACGCGGCAGTTTGTTTCTTACGGAACTCGCGAAGGCGAGCGTAATGAAATCGAACTGACTGAGGAAGGCGCTAAGTCGCTTTCGCATCTTGGACTGGTCCCCGTCGGCGAAGCCAAGGCTTACGAGGTGAAGGGTCCGAAGGCTCCGGTTGCCGACAAGGCCCCCGCTGGCGAAGCCAAGAAGTAACGAAACAAGCGGAGCGGCTTCGGTCGCTCCGCAATTCCCCATGTCAGGATCACGATGGCCGTCGAAAAGCCAACTGCCGCCGATGTTAGGGCGATCATCGCGACCGCGCTTACGGATCAGCAGATCGGCGCGCTGATCGACGACGCCGCATTGCTTGCAGAAAAGTGCATCGAAGCGCTTTCGGCGGAACGGCAGAAAGCCATCTTGAAATGGCTGACCGCGCATCTCATTGCCAGCACCGGACCTGGTGGCGTCAAAACAAGCTCGAAACTCGGTGACGCGCAGGACAGCTTTGCTCGGGCATCGCTCGGCACTGGCCTTGCTGGCACGACTTACGGCCAACAGGTGCTGGCGCTCGATCCGAACGGGTGTCTCGTCAATGTCGGCAAGGTCAAAGCGTTCATGGAGACGCTATGACCGACACTCCGAAGCACAATCATGCTCCGATCAAGATGCGCGCGGTCGAAGGCGGGTTCGATGGCATTCAGCAGCTTGGCGACTTCTGCATAAACGCGGAAGGCACTCAAATTCATTTGGCAATTCCGTCAACTCGCCCGTTTCTTCAAAAAGAAAAGGGATGGACTTACATCACGCTTCCTATCGGTCGTGAAAAGCCAGTGCCCGGTCCTAGCTGGCAGTGGGACGGCAACCGAGAACGACCGACACTCGCGCCTTCAATTTGGACACATGGTCATTGGCACGGTTTCGTGCGTGACGGCGAAATGGTGGAAGTGTGACCGCATACACCGAAAACATGAATCAGGCCGCGACCTATTGGGCGCCAGGCGTCAACGATGGTTTTGGCGGCTTCACGTCTTATGGAGCCGCGACCGCAATCTTGTGCCGGTGGCAGAACGCGCAAAAGCTATTCCGTGATGCGCAAGGCCGCGAGGCTTTGTCCGAAGCCATCGTTTACGTCGATCGTGAACTGGAAAACGGCGGCAAGCTGAAACTCGGCACCGTTACGGGAACGCCGCCTGCCGATGCAATCGAAATCCGCGCCAAAGGATCTTCGCCTTCGCTGGACGCGACGCGCGTGCTGCACAAGGTCTGGCTATGACGATCAAGGGTCTCGATAAAGTGATGACCAATCTCAATAAAGAGATTGCCGGCATCGAAAAGCGCACGATGGGCGGGCTTCTCGCTGCCGGTCTCGGTCATGTCCAGGCACCGTCGCAAAAGAAGGTGCCGGTCGAGCATGGCAACCTTCGCGGCTCCGCTTTCACGCGAAAGGCGCAAGACGGTTCGCTTGCGGTCGAAGTCGGATTTTCAGCCGCGCAAGCCGTGTTCATTCACGAAAATATGGAACAGAAACTGAAGGGCGAGCCGCGCCCTTCCGGTCTCGGCAATTATTGGGGTCCGAACGGACAGCCGAAGTTTCTCGAAAGTACCGTCACTGAAAACAGCGACAAGATCGTCGAAACGGTTGCGAAGCATGCGGAGGTGAAGCCTTGAGCCCCGCACATTTGCTTGCATTGTATCTCGCGGCCAACGGGCAGGGCACGTTCGGCGGATCGTCGAAGTGGTCGATCAATGTTTCGCGCGAGCCGGTAGCGCCTGCCGAAGCCGTCACGCTTTACGACACGGGCGGCGATGGTCCCGATACCGATGAACTCGATCTGCTTAATTCGACGTTTCAGGTTCGCGTGCGCTCCGGCAACTATGCGGAAGCCTATGCGAAGCAAGAAGCGATCCGCGATCTTCTAATTCTGCCAGCGCCAATCGTGCAGGGCACGGCGGAATTCATCGGCATCGTTATGACGAGCGACATTCTGGCAATCGGTCGAGACGAAAACGACCGGCACATTCTTACCGCGAATTATCGCGCAACAAAGGTCCGCAATGCTGCGGAGACAGGAGTCTAAATCATGTCTGCTTTCAAAGGTCGTAAGATCACGCTGGAATGGGACGGCGAAGAAGTTGCCGGCGTCCGCGAAAAGAGCGTCGCGCTTGCTGGCGAGCCGGTTGACGTAACCTCGGATGAAGATGGCGGCTGGCGCACATTATTGGCCGAAGCCGGTCAGTCTCAGGTCGATATTTCGGTTTCCGGTGTCACGAAATCGAGCGCGTTGCGTGACGCATGGTTCGCTGGTGGCGTGCATCGCCAGAAGGAAATGACGCTCGTTTATCCCGATGGCAGCGAAGTCACTGGCCTTTTCAATATGGTTTCGTTCAACGAAACCGGGCCTTACAACGATGCCACGACATTCGAAGCGTCGTTCCAATCGGCAGAAGAAATCGAATACGCGGAAGCTGCGGCTCCGGTCAATACGATCAAGCCCGCGATTTCCGGCGTCGCTGAAACTGGCGAAGTTCTCACCGCATATCCCGGCAAATGGACTGGCGCTCGCACGTTCACTTACCAGTGGAAGAATGCAGGTGTGAACCTAGTCGGTAACGGGGCCACGACAAAGAACTACACGCTGCAAAGCACCGACGAGGGCGACGCGATCACCGTCACTGTTACCGCTACGAATGGTCAGGGCTCGGCTAACGCCACGTCCGCCGCTGTCACGCCTGTCGCGTAAGGCGGTGCGGCGTGAAGCAGTTTGAAGATGTAACGCTGAAATGGGCCGGGGTCGAATACACGATCCCGGCAGACGGTATGATGAAGGCTATCATGCTGATAGAAAATCACGTCTCGTTCGAGGATTTAAGTACCAATCGGCAGCACTTGAAGCGCGCGGCGGTGTCATGCGCGTTCGCATCGGTGCTTCGATACGCGGGCGCGAAGGTCACGGACGAAGAAGTCTATGTGGGCATGTTTAAGCAAGGCATCAAGAACACGACGCGCGGCGCGGTCGAGGCTTTGCTTCTAATGATCGTGCCAGCCGAAGCGATTGCTGCGGCAGCGAGCGGAGACGTGACGCCGGGAAAAGAAAATCGACGAGCCAGAAGGGCAGCGGCAAGCTCGTCGAAGAAGCTTTCAAAGTAAGTTGCAAGCCGCGCGAATTCGGAGGGTTCGGACTTAAACCAGCCGAATTCTGGAAACTGCATCCTGCCGAATTCTGGATGCTGGCTGATGCTCACAAGCCGCCGAAAAAATACGGCTCAATGAGCGAGCAGCAGGTTTCCGATCTGTACGAAGAAACATTTGGGGAAGAATAGTTGTCCGCAAAAGTCATAGGCGATTTGGTCGTAAAGATCGGCGGCGATACCAAGGGCCTTGTCGATGCGGCCACGCGCGTCGACGGCACGCTGAAAAGCATGGAGCGGACGGCGCAAGCCGCGTCAAAAGCCATTGCTGGCGCTGTTGCTGGCGCTGCCATCGCATTGATCGCCTTGACGCGGCAAAGTCAGAACCAAATCGATGCGCAGGTGAAACTTGCGGAACGCATGAATTCCAGCGTCGGCGCGGTGCAGACTTTGACCTACGCCGCCGATCTTGCCGGAATCAATCTCGAAAAGATGACAAGTGCCGCCGATATGCTGAACCGTAAGATCGGTGAAGCGACGCGAGACAGTATTTCGCCTGCCAATGACGCTATTCGTCGCCTTGGGTTAAGCGCTGCAGAACTTGCAAAAATGGGTGCAGATCAGCGCTTCGCCACGATTGCCGATCGCATTCAGCAGATGGGTTTCAACGGTTCGCAGACCGCTGACATTCTTCGGCAGCTCGGTATCCGTGGCGGCGAATTCGCGACGCTTATGATGAAAGGCGGCGATGAAATCCGCAAAGCGGCGAAGGATCTGGAAGATTTCGGCGTCAAGCTGAATGACGTGGATGCCAAGAAGGTCGAGATAGCGAACGACGCTATGACGACACTCGGCTATGTCGTGAAGGGCGTCGGCAATCAAATGGCGGTAGCGCTAGCCCCGGCCATCCAAGCTGTATCTGAATATCTTTCGGACGCCTCTCGCAATAGCGGCGGCTTCAAAAGTGCGATCCAGACTGCGGTTGATATTTCGGTTCGCGCATTCGGCATGGTGCGGCGTGAAATCTATCTTACGCGCGTCGGCTTCGACGAAATGATTGGCGACTTCCTTGACGGATGGGACGCCGCAGCCGGAGCCATTCCTAAATTCTTGTCTAAAGTCACTGGACTTACGCCGCAGCAGCTTGGCTTCGAGCCGATCAATAAATCATGGGGCAAGCTGCGCCAGAACCTTGAAGCACCGCCATCGTCTGAAGAATGGGATAAATGGTGGGAGAATTACAAGAAGAAGGCGAACGAGGCCGCGCAAGTCGCGGTAGATGCCGCGCGAAATGCTGGAAAGAACGCGCCTCAGGGTGAATATCTCTCGGCACAGGAACGTAAGCAGCTAGAAGAAAAATTCCAGCGCTTGCAGCAGGCCATCGCAAAAGAGGATGAGGCGCTAAAGCTGCAGCAGCAGAAGCAGCTTAAAGACCTTGAAGAATTCTACAAAAAAGGCGTCATTACAAAGCAGCAGTACGACACGACAAAGCTGCAAATCGAAGAAGCGCATCAAGACAAAATGCGCGCTCTTATCCTGTCGAAACTCGAAGAAGGCATCCTGACGGAACAGGAATTGCTTACCCGTAAGCACGCGCTGCAAATGCAGGCGATTACCGACTTCGAAAACAATAAAACGATCACGGCGCAACAGGCGAACGAACTGCGGCTCGCGCATGCACGCGAACATGCGCTGCAAATGGCGCAGATCACGGCGCGACAATACTCACAACTTGCCGGGATCGTCGATACGTCGCTCGGTGCGATTTCCGGCATCATCACCGATCAGAATAGCAAAGCCTTCAAGGCTATGAAGGTGATTTCGACTGCGACCGCGCTTGTCAAAGGATATGAAGCGATGGTTTCGGCTTATGCGGCTGGCGCACGCATCGGCGGCCCCGCGCTCGGTTCTGTATTTGCCGGTATCGCTGCGGCGGGCACCGCTGCCATCATCGCGAAAATTCATGGCGTCGGACAAAGCAGCACTGGCACTGTTTCCGCTCCTGCTTCGGCACAAGTGCCCGCAACGGCAGAAGCCAACAATTCGCAGACGCTTTACATCAAGGGTCTGGATCGAAACGCGATCTTCTCTGGCAGTCAGGTTCGCCAACTCGCAGAAGAATTGCTGGAGTACCAGGCGAACGGCGGCAAGGTCGTGAGGTTCGCGCAATGATTATCATTACGCAGGACCTTGCGCTTAAACTCGCTGAAATTCGCGGCGCGAATAACGGCGTGATCGGAATTCACAATCTGCTTACCGCTGCCAGCGTTTCGGCTGATAGCGAGCAAGCGAATTATCCTGTGACAAACCTTGCCAATCCAGCGACCGATCTAACGCAACGCTGGAAAAGCGACAGCCTCGATCTGCAAAAAATCATCGTGCAGACAGACGAAGCACAAGTCGATTACATCGGCATCGCGCGGCACAATTTCGGATCGGGTGAAATCATCGCTTCGGTCGAGTATCCCGATCCAGAGGATGAAGAAGAAACCATCGAACTTGTGCCGGAATATCAGGTCGCGAACGACGATGTGCTTATGTTTCGCTTCGATGCGCTTGCGCCCGGCGAAATTCACATCAAGCTAAATCCGACCGCAGATCAGAAGCCTTGGGCATCGGTGATCTATGTCGGCAAGCTATTGACGCTGCAGCGCGGCATCTATGTCGGTCATACGCCGATCCCGTTTGCCCGCAATACGGAAGTGCAAAACGGCATCGCACAAAGCGGCGATTTCATTGGCCAGATCGTTACCAATGAGACGCTTTCCAATTCGGTAAAGCTGCAAAACCTAACACCGGATTGGTATCGCGATGAACTCGATCCGTTCATTCGTGAAGCGCGTTCCCGGTCGGGTGTGAAGCCGTTCTTTTTTGCCTGGCGTCCGCAGAAATATCCGAATGAAGTCGGATACGCATGGCTTGCCGACAATGCGCAGCCCGTAAATCAGCGCACGAATGGAATGATGCAGATCGACTTGCCGCTAGGAGCGCTTTCGACATGAGGGCGCTTTCCTATATCGAAATCGATATGCCGATCTGCGGCCTAACGTTTGGCACGTCGCCATGCACCGCGACCGGCGACCGCAAGTGCTGCAATAGCCGCGCGACGTGCCTGGACCTTGCTAATATCGATGAGGAAACGGTTACGTTTCGTTTTGCAGAAGATTGCGGATATCTGCCGCGCCAGATCGAAGCGATTCCGAGTGTGATCGGTATCAGCATGTCGCCTGCCGTGCTGGCACCGGGCGAAGGTCTAGGCGTGCGCGCGTCGTGCAACGTGCAGTTTGCCGATCATCCTTACGCCGATACAGCTCCAGGCTTCGATAAGTATTTCGCAGACCGAGACTTCGACCCTTATTTGCAGGGAACGTTCTGGCCGAAATTCAGGGCGCGGCATCCTTTCGTGCGCGGGAAAAAGTTGCGCATTATTCGCGGCTTTGTCCCGGCGTCGATTGCTTCGGATCACCCGTTCGGATCACCGCTGCCGGCGAACGTTCTGCAGGATCAGGAAACGCGGCACTATGTAATCGACAGCATCGGCGGCGATGCTGCGAAAGGAGTGTTTCAGCTTTCGGCTCGCGACGTTCTGAAAATTGCCGACGATAATCGGGCGCAGGCCCCGCGCATGTCGAGCGGTCGATTGAGTGCGGACCTGTCAAGTAGCGCAACGTCTTTCACTTTGACGCCGACCGGCATCGGGAACGCCGAATATCCGGCATCCGGGCATGTCGCGATCGGCGGCAAGGAAATCGTATCGTTCACGCGGTCCGGCGACACAATGACGATCACGCGAGCGCAGAAAAATACTGCTGCGCAGGCGTTTTCCTCTCAAGAGCGCGTGCAGCTTGTGCTTTCCTACTCGACTAAAACCGTTGATTTCATAATCAACGACTTACTGCAGAACTATACCGAGGATTTCGACAGTTCCTACATTCCGCTTTCGACTTGGGGATTTGAGATCGAAACCTATCTCAATTCGGTGTTTTCTGCCGATATCGCGGAGCCGACGCCTGTCAATAAGTTGATCGAGGAATTGGTGCAGATTTGCTCGCTTGCGATCTGGCAGGACGAAATCTCGCAACAGATTCAATTGCGCGTGCTTCGCGCCGTTGCGCCTAGCGCAGAAACTTTCACGACGAGCGATTATCTGAATGAAACTCTGAGCATTAACGAACAGCCGGATAAGCGCATATCCGATGTTATTTCATACTTCGCGAAACGTGACCCGCTGAAAAAGCTGGACGATACCGATAACTATCGCAGCGCGGATCGTGTTTTCGACGCCGACAGCTATATGAATTATGGTCCGTCGATTAAAAAAATCTACAATCGATGGATACCGTTAGGCGGTCGCGCGATCAATATAAGCATGGCTGAGCGCATTCTTGCGCGCCTCAACAGGCCAATTCGCATGGTGAAATTTGACGTTTGGCGCACACATGCCAAGCGTCCAGAACTAGGCGCAGGATATTTCATTACGTCGCCAAATGCGCAAAATGATTTAGGCGAACCGGAAGTAATTCCGATCCTTGTCACCAGCCTTCAATCGACAAAGGAAAAGTATTCGGTTGAGGCGGTTGAAATCATTGGCGGTGCCGAAGCAGCCGATCTCATTGACCGCAAGATTTATATCGATACCAATGTTCGCAATATAAATTTGCGAATTTTGCATGACGCGCTTTATCCTGAAGTTACGGATGCAGATGTAATCGGTGGAGTAAATTTGACCGTTTACATTCTTTCAGGGGTTCGAGTTGGTTCAAATAGTGTGACTTTGCCTGCATTCGATGTAGGATCGTGGCCAGATGATTTTCCGATTGTGATAGAGTGGGAAGGTCGCGTTAGTGGGGCTGGCGGGAAGGGCAAGAATGCTAACTCGCAAAATTATATTGGCCCCAACACATATTTGCAGGTTACCGGAGAGCGTGGCGGAACTGCTTTTTATACGCGCCATCCTGTCACATTAAACTTTTCAGCAGACGCAGAATGTTTTGCGGGCGGTGGCGGTGGCCCTGCCGCGACTGCCATAAATCCAGGGTATCCCTCTGCGGCTGGTGGCGGCGGTGCTGGCGATATTCCCGGCGCCGGAGGCACATCGCCAATTGGTCTTCACGGTGCGACCGGCACAGATGTAACAGGCGGCGATGCCGGTCTTTGGTATTCGATTTACGCTTTACCCGCCGCGGCTGGTGGCGATGCCGGTCAGCCATCATCTCGTTTTGAGCCTTGGGACCCGTGGGGTTTTGGCGACGCAGCACCTCCGGGCGAAGCAATCGACGGCGTTTCTTTCTGCACGATCAACGATGGCGGCGCGGATATCCGTGGCCCGCAGGTGAACTGATATGGCATATACCCGGTGGCAAGCATCAATTTTCAAGATCGATAATGGTCGCGTCGTTACGCAGCCGGGAGCGCAAATTACGGTTCGTCGCTCGATATCTGGCTTGCCGCTCGCGACAGGACTTAAAGCTGACAAGGCGGGAACTACACCAAAAGGAAATCCATTCATGGCAGACGCCGATGGCTTCGCTTTCTTTTACGCACCGGCTGGCCTCTACAATATCACCGCAACAAAAGACGATTTTACGCGGACGTGGACCGATGTTCCAATTGGTTCTGCGCAATCTGTAGATGCCGAAACAATTTTAGACGCTGGCTATCCTTTTCTTTTTTCTTCAGTTGTAACTTCTGCCGCGCCAGAGGTCGGAGAGATTCACTTTAATAACGCGGACCTGTCTGCTGCCAATCTCGCCTACATCTCAAAAACTACGCGCAACGGCGTCGATATTGGAGCGCGACTCATTGAGTTGGAGCAGGGATCAAAAACAGAGAAATCGACAATATCTTTTGCATCTTCTAATGGCGTTGATGCGGCTAGCTATCGTGTCGGCACAGTCAGCGACGAGGGTGATTACGTCATTGCTTCATTATCAAACCATGCCGGCTCAACATCATTGCTTGAACTTGGCGTGTCGATTTTTCGTGAACTGTCGGGGAACGATGGCCCGCCATCAACCGTACCCGGGCCTCCAGGTGCAAACTTTCAGCCCGACGAGGTTGTGCCGACTTTCGCAGATCGCGACGACTATGACGATGAGCCGAAAAACTTTTCAGTTCTCGTCGAAGAAGACGAAAGCAAAGACGGAGAGGCATACGTCTATTTCAAATTATCAAACACGAGCGGCGATTGGTCTGCAGGTACGGCATTCGCCGGCGGTTCTGGCGGCGGCGGTTCTGCAAATCGTCTTAGCGTTCTCTCACTTCTATTGGCGAGGTAATCGGACATGGCAAACGGAGCCGCAGGGTTTTCGCTATCCGCAGATACGGAAACCGAAGTCTATGAATGCGCGACGAATAACGAAGGGGTGATCGACGTGATTATTCTCGCGCGCACGCAATCTGCGACGATTACTGTTTGGCATTTGCCATCCGGTCAGTCTGTTGGCGACGCATACAAGATCGTCGATGGCATCGTGCTTGGCGTGACGCAGCACGGCGAAATCAGTAAGCGCGTTTTCAAGGCTGGCGAAAAGTTGGTTGTGAAGGCGAGCGCAACCGGCGTCTCGGTCAACGTGGCGGCATTTGAAAAGGCGGCAGCGTAATGAACGTTCATTTTCCTGACACTGGTGGCCGCGTATCGGGCTCTTTCGGCCTTGCTGGAACGATTGCCCCCGCGCAGCTTACAGCAAATCAAAACGACTGGAACCCGACCGGACTTTCGGCGGCGGCGGTAATAAAGATCGATACCGACGCGAACCGAGATATCACCGGCCTGCAGGGCGGCGTCGAAGGCCGTATGATTTTGCTGGAATATGTCGGCACGACTTCGGTCACGATCAAAAAGGACGATGGCGCGACTTCGACCGCAGCAAATCGCTTCGATTTTCTTGCCGATATCGTCCTGAAACCGAAGCAGCAAATCTTTCTGAAATACAACGCTACGGCTTCGCGCTGGAAAGTTCTATTTGCTCCGCAGTCGGGCAAGCAGGTTGTCTATATCCCTGCCGGCGCGATGAAGTCTCGCACGACAAACGGCGCTGCCGATGGCACGGTCGAGACTTCGACAAACCGAGTGATGCTGACAACGAAAGACTTCGACGCCAGCACGCAGGAATTCGTGCAGTTCACATTCCCGGCGATCAAGGGATGGGACAAGGGGACGGTTTCGGCATTCTTTTTCTGGAAACACGCCTCGACGACTACGAACTTCGGCGTGCGATGGGGATTGCAAGGACGCTCATTTGCGAACGACGCCGCAGCGGATCAGGCATTCGGAACTGCGCAAGAGGTCACGGATGTCGGCGGCACCACGAACGACTTCTATACGTCGCCAGAAACGCCTGCGATCACGATTGCTGGCACGCCGACAACGCTAGATCTCGTCGTGATGCAGGCGTATCGCGATCCGAATAATGGTGCAGACAATCTTGCCATCGATGCAGGCCTTCTTGGTATTTTCATGGTCATCAATATCGTGGCGACGGAGGATTAAAGCGATGGCAAAAGAAGAACGCGCGCTCGTAAACCAAAATGGATCGCTTGTAGAAATCCAGATCGTCGAAGCTTCTAAGATCGCAAAAGATCAGGATTGGCCTAAATATGTTCCGGTCATTCGTGAAGGCGAACCGCCGACGCGGTTTCATGCAAAAGTCGATGAGACTGCCAAGATGTTCAATGGTAATTGGCAGATTACGTCGATCTACGCGCTTTCGATGCCGCTGGACGAAATCAAAGTGGCGCTGAAACGCGACGTTGATGCTCGGGCCGAATCGTTGCGCGTCGAATATGTCACGCCGGGGTCAAGTCAGGCGATGATTTATGAGGCGAAGCGGGCCGAAGTGCGACGCTGGAAAGATGCTGGTATGCCCGCAGAAGCTAATGCAGAAGAATATCCATGGGCTAGTGCCCGCTCGACACGGAAAGGCGTTTTAGTCGTTTCCGTACTTTCGGAATGGGGCAATCTTTCCGACATATGGACCACGATCGCAATTCAGATCGAGGGAGTACGCGAAGCCGCGAAAGAGCAGATCGGTGCTGCGGATACGGTTGATCAGGCTTGTGAGACGTTCGATGCAATCGATTGGAGCATCGAATGATCGATTTATATCTGCCGCCGAAGCCTGCAATAATAAATGCAGGCGAGCCGTGGCAGTCGCGACTGCATGACTATCTTTCACGGCACGGCGTTCCGTTCGGTAAGCGGATAGCAATTGTTTCGGAAATCAAAAGACTTTCAGATCGTCCGAAATTGTTGTGGGAGACTGCGCAAGACCTAACTCGCTTTTCAGAGCTTTCGCAAAAAGCGATATTCGGCGGGTTCGCAATTACCGGATTAAGTGGGTTTGGTGTAGGTGCCTCCGAGCCAATAAATGGAGGCAACGACGAATTTACAAAACTGCTTCTTCATTTTGAAGGCGCAGACGCATCAACAACCTTCATCGACTCATCTGCTACCGCTCGCACCATGACGGCGGTGGGGTCTGGGCAGATCGATACAGCTCAATTTAAGTTTGGTTCCGCATCCGGTCTTATGACTTCGGGCGGCGTCTCTGCGGCATCTAGCGCGGATTGGAATTTCGGAACCGGCGACTTTACGGTTGATTTCTGGATACGATTTAATGCCTCAACTCGTATGTACGTCATGGATCAGGCGTCCGGGAACGTGGCGGCCCTAGTCATTACGCCAAGTAGCGGAGTAGTGGAGGTTTACGGGCCGGCGAGCTACGTCATCAACGCAGGAAGCACGGCGTTCAATACTGGCCAATGGTATCACATTGCGCTTGTAAGAAACGGAAATAGTTGGGTCGTTTATCGAGACGGAACAAATTACGTCTCCGCAACCGACAGCCGATCTTGGGGCGGCAGTAGTAACACGCTCAATGTTGGTTATGGGGCCAGCACCGGCGTTACCGGCTGGCTAGACGTGTTTAGAATTTCCAAAGGCATCGCGCGCTGGGCGGCAAACTTCACGCCGCCGACTGTTGCTTATTTTTGAAAATAATAATTGCTTTGACTTTACATCCGCCGAATCCTAATAGGCCAAGTATTCGAATTTAGGCCATCGAACTGAATCGAGGCCCGCAACGCTCAATCGAGCGCGGCGGGCCTTTTTGCGTTTGGAGGATCGAATGAAGGGAACTATCGCCGGATTTATCGTTGCCGCGCTTGTCGTTCTAGCGACGCACGCTACGGCCCAGGTGCCGGAAAGCCCGCAGGAATTCATGCGCGGCCAAAGCGCATCATCGGCAAAAGCAGGGCGGGTGCAACGTAGTGAAACGCCGATCGGCGTAATGCCTTTCGTTTCTGTTCTCGGCGGCTCATGGCTCGAAGCAAATCTAGGCGCGAGCCGTCCGCATGGCGCTCCCGGCCCGTGGTGCGGATTTGCTATGCGGCTCGAAGTCATGAGCATGGGCCGCGCCGATCCCGGCCCCGCCTATAACGCGGTTTCGTCTTGGCACAATTACGGATCGCCAGCGCCGCGCGCTGCAATCGGTTCGCTATTTATTTCGCGCGGGCACATCTCGAAAGTCGTGGCAGGCGAATGCCCTGCCGGTTCGGTGCGCACGATCTCCGGCAATGCGATCGGCGCTCGCGTGACTTATATGTGCGAGCCGCTTTCCTCGCTTGTCGTGTCGCGGTGGCCCTGATCGTGATCCGCAGCTTTTGCTACGCCGTCATTATTGGCGGGCTGCTTCTGCTGGCCTCGGTCGCGGTCATTGTGCTTCCGTCTTCTTTCGCGCGTGCCGCAGATACATGCGCAGGCTTTATCAATCCGCGCTGCTGCTGCACGACCGGCGCGTGCTTTGAGATTTCGGCTTCCGATTATGTGCGGCTGGACGAAACGCGCTTCCGCATCGTTCGCACCGGAATGATTGTCGAAGCGAGCGGACGTAGCCCAGACGGCAAGGCGCGGCTCTGCACCTACGATTACGACAGCGACGGCAACATCGTTCGCATCGGTCATCCCTACGCGAAGCCGTCCTGCTTCTATTTTGTGGAGCCGGGGACATGAAGCCACTCGCGAACTGGCGAAAAATTTTATGGAAGGCTTGGAGCATTCGGCTTCTGCTTATCGCTGGCCTGCTTTCTGCGATTGAAGCCGTGTTGCCGTTCATGCGCGAAATTGTGCCGGTGCCTCCTGGTGTTTTTGCGTTGCTGACTTTGCTCGCGACGTTCGCGGCGATTGTCGCACGTCTCATCGCTCAAAAATCATTAAGGGGTGACGAATGAGCCGTCTCAAGAAAATCATAGCAGGCGTCGCAGTCGCAACGGCAACCGGCGTCGCTGCAATTCAGTTTGTCGGGCCATGGGAAGGTCTGCGGCTTAATGCCTATCGAGATATCGTCGGAGTTGCCACGATCTGCTACGGCGAAACTAAAGGCGTAAAGATGGGTATGCGCTTCACGAAAGAACAGTGCGACGGCATCTTCATCGAATCGTTGGCAGAGCATGAAGCCGGAATGCGGAAGTGCCTTACTGATCCAGACAGCATTCCTGAAAAGTCATACGTCGCTTTTGTCTCGCTGACCTACAACATCGGCACTGGCGGGTTCTGCCGATCGTCGCTGCCGTACATGATTAACAGCGGAAACATTCGCGGGGCCTGTAACGCGCTCCCGGCGTTCAACCGTGCCGGTGGTAAAGTCGTGCAGGGGCTTGTTAACCGCCGCGCCGCAGAGCAACGGCTATGCCTTGAGGGTCTTAAATGACCGCGATCTTCGATTTCTTCGCGCCGCTCGTTTCGCTTCTCGGGTTAGCAAGCGCAGGAACGATTGCCGCTGCCGTCGCGGTCGCGATCTACCTGCCGGGCTTTCGCCAGCTTGCAATTACGGTCGGCGTCGGCGCGGCGCTCTTATTCGCCGGCATCGCCTATGGCGACCGGCTCGGCTCCGATCGAGTGCAAACGAGATGGGATGCCGCGAACGTGAAAGCCGAACGCGACCGAGAAAAGCGCGACCGAGATATTCGCGAACGCGCCGAACTGGAAGCCAAGAAAGCAATCGACGAATTGCTGCGGCTTGCCGCAGACAGCGAACGAAAGGCGCTGGACTATGAATTACAGATTAAGGATCGCTCTACTCGCTCCTGCCTGCTTGATGATGCTGACCGCAGGGCAATGCCAGCAATTCGGTAATCCGGGTCTGCAAGTCGAGATGCCGCGCGCCTGTGAAGCCGTGCTGAAAGAAGTCGGAGATCCCGGTTTCGGCAACGGCGATGCGCGTTCCGCGCTTTTCCGCACGCGGCTCGCGTTGAAACAGGCTAACGAAACGATCCGCAAGGGTCGCGAGTGCATTCAGGGGCAGGGCGCGGCTTATGCGGCTGGCAGCGCCGACGCATGGCGAGGCGTGCGATGAACGTGCCGACAGTCGCTTCCGAATTGGGGCCTACTTTCTGGCTTTGGGGCGTCGCGATCCTGTTTCAGACTGCGGTATTCGCGGCAGTCGGGACTTGGGCGATATCGCGCTTTATCAATCGGCTGATCTCGGAAATTCGCAAGGAAATTCAGAAGGCGGTCGAAGAATTGGAAGGCGCCGATAAAACCGCAGCCAAGGAAACCGGCGATACGATTGCCGCCATGCGCCAGCACGTCGAGAACGTTGAGCGCGAAACCGAGAAGCGATGCCATGCGATCGAGAAAAAGGCGCTAGAGGACAGGGCAGAATTTTTCGAAGAATTCGTGCGCCGCAGCAGCTTCCTGCACGTCACGCAAAAGATCGAAAGCGCGGTCGGAGCGTTGAGCAATAAGATTGACGACATTCGTGACCGGCTACCCACTGCCGCTCGCGGATAACCCCGCACGGTTGTTTCCTCCCGGCGTGGCGTTAGACTTGGCCCCGGTCGAAAGATCGGGGCCTTTTTCATTCCGACAAAGCCAAAAAGATTAACGCCTTCAACGTCGCGAAAATGTGCCGTTTGTCGGAATGCGCCTTGAAATCATTGGGTTCTACAGTGACTCTTAATCAGCGGGTCCCAGGTTCGAGCCCTGGTGCGCCCACCATAAAATCAAAGGCTTAGAAGTCGTTTTCGATTTCATTCCGACAAATGCAGATCGGGCATTCCGACAAATCATCTGCTTTCGTTCTGTTTTTCTTCAATATCTTCCGCTGGCATCCATCGTGCACGGCATTCTTCTGGAATTTCTGCGTCGTGTTGCCGGTCTATCATCCATCGTGTTTGCCCAGGGTACGGCTCATCGGCGTCACCCGTTCCAGCCCATTCAAAGGTGAATTCTTTGCCTATAAGTGGCTTCATGCACTCTCGCAGTGTTTCGAGATTCTTTGGGTGAAAAGTGCCGCGTATTTTATATTTCATTTCACTACTTCGCCTCCCGCTTCGCACGGCGCTTCTTAGCCTGCGCTACGATCTTAGTTTGCGTCACTTTCGAATAGCGCTGCATGATCTTCGACGACGATTGCTGCGTCAATGCGCGCGTTTCCTCGTCGGTAGCTCCAGCGTCGGTGCTTTCCGTGATACCGCCATGCCGGAACGAACGCAGCGATAATTCCGCTCGCAATCCAGCTTCCACGATCAGCCGTTTCGTTTCATGGCGCGCGTAGCTGATATCCTCTTTGCCGGTCATCCACGGCAGCGGCAGCTTGGCGTCGGCATCGCTCCAATCGCGAACGATCATAAGACCGCCGATCCGGCCTTGCTTGATCGCGTCCAGCCGCGCCATCAATTCGGGATAAAGCGGAGATCCTTCATCGTCGAATAGCGGCACCCATACAGCCTTGCGATTTTTCGGATGAATGACGCGAACCTCGTCGGGGCGTTCTTTTGGGCGATAGTGCGTCACGTCGAACGCGCCGAACACATGCTCGCCGCGTTGCGCCCATTCCCACATGACAAGCGCCGCAGTGCCAAGCGATGCGCGGCCTGACTTATCGGCATGCGCAATGAACGCCTGCAATTCTTCGAACGTCGCTTCCGGCGTATCGGCCTGTTCCGTATTCAATCCCATTTTGGCAAACGGATTGAGCACAGGCACTTTCTTGGGATGCGAGCGCGCGACGACATTCCATGCGCGGCGAGCCGAACGCATCGCGGCGTTTGCCGTGGCGCGGCGTTCGCGCTCGCCAACAAAGCGCAGCTTTTCATAAAGCAGATCGGCGGTATTCGTGTCGATCGTGGTCAGCATGGCTTCGCCAAAGCGCGCACCGCTCTTGCGGACGTAGTTGGCGACTAGATCAAGGCCCTGATCGTAGGTGCGGCGCGTATCCTTGTCGCGATCCTTGTATTTCCGCGATTCCTTGAACGTCTTAACGAGCCAATCGAACGTGCCTGGTGACGCGCGGATCGGGGCGATATCGGAAGCGCCCGCCGTGCGCCAGCTATCGAAGGCCGGTAGCAGGATTGTTTCGGCTTCCTCGACCGCGAGCGCGTAGTCGGTACCTAGATCCTTGCTCGATACCGTGCAGCCCTGCCGCTTCGCCCATGACGGCGGCTCGAAATAGTATGCCCATTGGCCCGACGCGAGCCATTTGCGGCGCGTATAGCGGGGCAGCGGAAGCGCTGATTTTGGGCTTTTCATATATCTGCGGCGATGCTCGGAACCGTGTCCGGGGCATCGGACCCGAATCCATGACGGCGCGCAAGATATTCCTCGGATGCCGTCTTGCTCCAGATCGGCTCACGGCTCCGGCCTGCGCCACGATAGCCGGTCGGGCGCGGCGCTTCGCCTCGTTTCACCGCTTCGATAAAGGCCCGCACGTCGCTGAAATCATGGAACGCCGCCGCTACATCGGCACGCATTTCTGCGGGCCAGATCGGCGGATAACGTGCTGGTGATTTCGCGAGGGTGCGGTTCATTTTGCTTCGGATATCCCGCAAGAGTATTCCGGTCGAATGCCGTGCTGCGGATGAAATGGCCCATGCTTTTTGAGGCATTTTTCGCAACGGTAAATTTCGCGATCAGGCGTCGGAATTGGAGCGCCGCCATAAACCATTTTCCATGCGTGGCGCTTCGCAAAAGAAAAGAATCGTCCGCATGTTTCGCAGTTCATGCTGTACCCGCCAAGGCTTCGACCGCGTGCCGCTCGCAGTAGAATTTGCCATCTAGCGTTTCGACTTCTGCCACGTCGCAGCACGGATATCGATTCGGCCCGCTGGTATGATTACAGTCATGCCAGCGCCGCTCATGGTGAGCCAATCGACGAAGCCCAACACAATCCTCGTTGCCGCTTTCGATTGCGCGCTCGATATCGATGCGCGCCATGTTGCGATGATCGGAATGCGCTAGTTTGTTCATGCCGCATTTTCTTTTGCTTCGCATTCGGAGATTCCCGAGACGATTTTCTCGACGATGGCGAGCGCTTCCGGGTTATTGCGCCAATGCTTACGGGCCTGATCGATGGTGAAGTTTCTGCAACCGCCGATGATGCGCCATTCGCCACGGATTTTGATGCCGTTGGCTTCGTAGCCGCGCGAATCTTTTCCACCAGGAGCCAGCCAAGGCAGCGCGGTGAGGCCGGGGTTGTTCTCGACCCACACGTAGTTCGCGTTCGGCAGTTCTGGCAGCGCGGTGAGGCCGGGGTTGTTCTCGACCCACACGTAGTTCGCGTTCGGCAGTTCTGGCAGCGCGGTGAGGCCGGGGTTGTTGATGACCCGCACGTAGTTCGCGTTCGGCAGTTCTGGCAGCGCGGTGAGGCCGGGGTTGTTCTCGACCCACACGTCCGTCGCGTTCGCTGCGTTCTCGATCAACCACGAAAGAGAACGAGTGCGGCCATTAACAGTCAAAAAAATCTTATCGGGATGCATTTTTATTTCCTCTCTGTTTTTGTTTGAGTAATTCATTCAGGAACCGCCCCTAGCTTCTCGATCAAATCGCGTTCGGCACCAGGTTCGCGCTCGGTCACGACAAGGTATCGCTTGCCGTTGCGGTAGATCATGGTGCAGTCGTGAAATCGCTTGAATGTAAACATCGCTATTCCTTATCGGACAGGCGACGCAAACGGGCCGCGCTTTCAACGGCCTGCACGAATGCGAGCGCGGACAAAGCAAAAGCGATGCCGAAGCAAATCGCGATAACGAGCGATGCCATCACGCCAGTTTCCTTTTCTGCTTTTGCGCGTATTGCTCCGCGAGCGGATAGGCTTTTCGGAGTGCTGCCATCGCGTCTCGCGCATTGTTCATGCTGTGCGGCAAGTGTTCCGAAAATCCGAGGCTTTCGAGCGACACCATCAAAAAGTGAAGCGCGGCGTAATGCTCGACCGTGAACGGGCTTTGCTTTTCTTGCGTATAGACGCGCTCGGCTTTCAGCCATTCCGCGATCTTGTCGCATCGCATGGCGTAGCTTGACGACTTCCAATCGAAGCCCGCAAATACCTGACCGGCCACGTCGCCAGCATCAATGCCGGCGATCACCTGCAAATGCAGAAGCGCGGCATCGCAATCGTCGATGGTGACGGCTTTGACGATATCGAAGGGGCGGATTGCGTCGATCGTCATGGCGTCATGCGCGCGGCTTGCTCGCGCTCCCATAGATCGAACGGCGGAAAGAATTTGCGGAGCGCGTGCAGTGCGTCTTTCGCCTGCTCGATCACTTTCAGGCTTTCGTTATCGTAGCCGCGATGTTCGGCGTCGATCACGACCTGGCGAAGCGCGATATAGTTGGCGAGCGTAATTTGCGGCATCGCTATTCTCCAAAATATTGCCAGAGAAAGGCGTTGCAGCGATTGTGAACCGCGCCAATTGTCATTCCTGTTTTGTGGCAATGGTGAAGATGCACGGGGTAATCGAAGAAACTTTCAGGGAATAGTTTCTCATTGATCGACTTGTTCACCACATCGATGCTTGGCTTTCCGCTCAGTGGTTCCTTGCAGTGCGCGCATCTACCATTCTGTTTCGCGATATATGCTTCGCGAACTCGCCTGCGCTGATCTTGCGTTAGTTTTTCATAATTTTGCGGGAGACTGATCTGCGGCATCACAGCACCGTCGCCAGCACATAGAATTGACGGCCACCATTTGCAGGCGGCAGGGTCGAGCGCTCGGCGCGTTTCGCCCAAACGTCGAAAGCGAGGCCAAGCATCTTCGCGCCGGTCGGCGTTCTCGCGTTGCCGATGATGTGCGGCAAGCCATCACAGAGAACGGCCACTACCGGGATCGCATCGGCGTCGCGGTGCTGCGGATAGCAGGCGAGGCGAGCCGCGAGATTGTATAGCGTATCGTTGTTGATCGGACGCGCGGCGGTCATGCTGCGGCTCCTGCGTTCTCTGGAAGAGTTTCGGGCAGGCCCCACTGCTGGCGAAGTGCGCGATGGTTGGGGAGATAAAGTTTCGTGCGGAAGCTATTCTTGCGCGCGAGAATGACGCGCTCTGCATAAGCAATCGCTTCCTCGCGCGTTGCGTAAGCGCGACCACGGATTTGTTCTTCTCGGTAGCCCTTGAGTTGAAGTCCCGTATCTTGGCGATGCCGAACGATGGGAACGTAAGGCCATTCCTTGCGGCGACCACGCTTTGCGGCGTGAGCGCTTTCATGTGCGTGAGCGTCGAGAACTGCTTTCTCGACTTGTTGCGCAAATGTCGTTGCCATCGCCATCACTCCGCTGCGGCCAGCGCACGGCGGCGCGGCGGGTTAACAACCTGATCGATTGCGGTTTCTTCGAACTCTTTGCATTTGAAAAGTCGCGCGGCTTCGGCCAGTGCCATCGCGCGGACGTTCACATCGCTCGCTTCGAGTAGATTGACGCCATCGACATAGATGCCGCCAATGTTCGACACAAACAATTCGCCGGGCTTGCCTTCGACCGTGCATGCGACAAGGCAATCGAACTCGAAAAGAAAAACGCTGCCCTCGCTGCGGGTGAAGTTGTGCGGAACTTCGATATCGACGTTGCGGTACATGGCTGGCGCTCCCCTTATGCCGCGCGAAGCACTGGCGACATGGAATAGCGGCCATGCGGGTCGAGGCATTCAACGCCATCGAAAACGCGGACCTTGCGGCGAACGATCTTGCCGCCCGACTTGATCGAGACGGTCGAAGCGGTGCGCTTCACGACCTCGAACGAGAAGATGCAGTTGTAATCGCAGATCGAGCGGCAGCTATAGGTGTTGCCGACTTTGAAGGTCAGGACGTTATCGTTGGCGGCGGTGTTCATTTGCTGGCTTCCTCTTTTCTGGAAGCCATCCTACTGATTTTTCGGTAGCAGTCAACAGAAAAATCAGTAGGTCATTTTCAGGCTCTTTTCGCCTATTAGCCCTGTGTCAGATCAGGAAATGGGGAATAAGTTGCATCGCGGCAATAATATTGCGCGTCGTCCAAGGTAGTCACGACCTTGCCGCCACGGATTGTCATGGCCGTGTCGCGCAAGCCTGTATAGCCGCCCATGCGATTTTTCGCGTTCGCGCGAAGGCAAACGGTCCATCCTTCTCCAGATCCAAGCTGCAGTGCGCCTTGCCATGTTGCTTGCGATAGTTGCGCATCGCGAACGGAATAGGGATCAAAGAAGCTGGCACGAACATGCGCGCGGACAGCTTGTTTAATAATTTCAGAGGATGGAGCTGGCTCCGCGTTCGGTGGCGGCATTCCTGCAGTCGCATTGCATCCAGCAAGAAAAATAGAAAGCAAAACAGCTTTACGCATTACATCCTCACATATCTATGAGCGAACGCTTTACCCGCCCGATCACGCGAGGCGAGCCGATGAAAATGCTTTTCTTGTGCTTCGCCATGTCAGTCGATACCGGCTCAAAGCGGTTCGGCGGACGAAAACGCTTGTAGCTTGCTTCGCCGGTTTCGGCGTCCGCGATCACGTAGCAAGCATTTGGTACCAGCTTCTTATCTTTTCGATTTACAAAAATGATACTGTCCGGTGGCGATATGCGATCCATCGAACTGCCGCGAACCCGCAACGCAATCCAATCGCCGCGCGGATCGAGCGCGACAACGGTCAGGCGTTCCGCATCTTCTATTTCATGAACAGCTTCCGGCGTCGTCGGATCGCCGGCCGCAACCCACGAAATAAGCGGGACCGAAAGAAAGCGCGGCGCGTCTTCGGGCGGCGGCGTCGGATCATTCGTTTCGCCCAATAGATATTCCTGGCTCGTTTTCAACGCCGCCGCGATCTCACGTAATTTGCGGGGCCGCTCAACGTCGCCGGCAATGATCGACGCGATTCCCTGCTGTTTCATGCCAACGATGCGCGCAAGCCATGATTGCCCGCCGCTATCGGCAGGCTCGCCAATGGCATCGAGCCGCTTTCTGATTCTATCGCCAAGCACTGACATCTCAAGGACTTGGCTACCAATTTTTCGGTAGGTATTCATTTACAGAAAAATCGGTTGACGCTTACCGAAAAATCAGTAGATTGCCGCCTATGAGCAAAAAGGCACTTGAAAAGGCGTGCGACAAGGCTGGCGGACAGGCTCCGCTGGCCGAACTGATTGGCACGACGCAATCGCAGATTTGGTACTGGTTGAACCGCGCCACAAAAGGCGTGCCCGCCGAATTCGCGATCAAGATTGAAGAAAAAACGGGCGTTCCCCGTTACGACTTGCGCCCCGATATTTTCGGAACGCCGAAGCAGCGAGCGAGCGCGTAACGCCATGGCTGCTGCACTGAAACTCAACTCACGAAACATCGCGAACCCTCAAAAGGTCCGCCGCAATTCGCGCCATAGCACGAAATTTCCGATTGTGGAGTCGGAAAATAGTCTGCAGCGCGCGGTGGCCAATCTGATCGCACATGCTCGGCATCCGCTTGCCTTGATGTGGCACGTCCCGAACGGCGGCAAGCGCGACAAGATCACCGCGAAAAATTTGCAGCGCGACGGCGTTCTCGCCGGTGTCTCGGATTGGTTCGGTTTCAACGGCCATGGCTGCGCGGTCGCGCTCGAGCTGAAAAAGTCGGGCGGCGTTCTTTCCGACAATCAGAAATGGTTTCGCGACCAGTGCGAGCGCGCCGGAGTGGCGTGGGCCTGCGTCGATAACATCGACGACGCGACAGAATTTCTCGCACGGCACGGCATCGTGCGGATTAGTTTTCCTGCAACCAAAAAGGAGAAGGCGGAGGACCTGAGCAGCATCGGTCGCGCGAATGCGACCGATGCAATCTCATAAGCGCTTGCAGGACATTTCTTGAAGTGAAGCGAAGCAGCGAAGCAAAAAAGAGGAAAGACGAACATGGCAATCAGTTTGAAGGATCTGAAAAGCGTAAAATCTACGCTTCCGCCGCGCGGCCTGATCTACGGTCCTGCAGGCAAAGGCAAGACGACACTTGGCTCGGAGTTTCCGAACCCGGTTTTTCTGCAAGTCGAAGAAGGTACGCCGGGCGATCTCGAATTGAATTCGTTCGGGCACCTGACCAGCTACGCATCGGTGATGGAAGCCATCGCCGCGCTCTACAGCGAGGCGCATGAATTCAATACGGTCGTTGTCGATGGCATCGACAAGCTGGAGCCGATGGTATGGTCCGCGACATGCGAAGCGAACGCATGGGAAAGCATCGAAAGTCCCGGCTATGGCAAAGGCTATCTTGCCGCCGATCAATTCTGGCGCGATTTTCTCGAAGGCTTGAACGCGCTCCGCAAGGATCGCGGCATGGCCGTCATTCTGATCGCGCACGCCGAAATCATCCGGTTCGACGATCCGCGCACCGCGTCCTACTCACGCTTCGATTTCCGCCTGCACAAGCGAGCGCACGCGCTGATCGAAGATGAAATGGACATGATCCTTTTTCTCAACAGCGACACTTCAATCGAGAAAGAAGATCAGGGTTTCAATAAGAAGCGCGCCATCGCGAAAGACAGCATCCAGACGTGGATTCACGCGCAAGAGCGTCCGTCGCTCAACGCCAAGAACCGCTACGGCATGCCCGCGAAGCTGATCTACAAAAAGGGCGAAGGCTTCAAGAAGCTGGCGCCGTATTTCCCCGGCTCGAATTTGCCGAAGGAAGAAGATCAGCCTGCCGCCGACGCGAAGGCCGCCTAACCGAATTTTGCAGCAGAGAGGAAAGAGACGATGGCTAAAATTTACGGCGACTACAATCCCGATAACGTCGAACCCGGAATGGACTTCGAGCCGTTCACCGGAACGATGCTGGCGCAGATCATCGCGAGCGATGAAAAGGGCGCCAAGTCGAACGAAGATAACCGCATTCTCGAATTGCGGTGGAAGGTTCTGGAAGGCGAGCCGAACGCCGGTCGCGAAGTGTTCCAGAACATCAACTATATTCATTCGAGCGCACAGGCGCAGACCATCGGCCAGCAGCAGTTGAAATCGATCTGCGAAGCGGTCGGTCACGAAGGCCACCTGGAAGATACCGAAGTACTGCACAACGTCCCGTGTCGCGTGACGTTCGGCCTGTCCAAGACGACGCCCGAATATCCGAACCACAAGACCGAAGTGAAGGCGGTCAAGCCCGCGAATGCCGAAGCGCCTGCCGACAAGCCGCAGGAACGCACGGCGGCTCAGAAGGCGGCACCGGCCAAGCCTGCAGCGAGCAAGCCCGCCGCCACTGGCGCGGCGCCTTGGAAGAAAAAGCCGCAAGCGGCGTAGCGAAGGCGGGCCAGCGCGTCACAGACGGCAATCCTAGCCGCGCTGGCCCTTCTCACAACTGATCCGATTTCTCGAACCGCTGGAGCGGAGCGATGGTGGCACTGCGCCCAATCGAAAGCCATACCCTTGGCGCGATCTACAAGGCTTACGAACAGTCAGCGCAGGAAGATCAATTCGAGAGCATCGGGCTTTCGATTTCCGATCTGGCAGACAAGGAATGCGAGCGCGCGCTTTGGTTTGCTTTTCGCATGGCGTTCGAGCTGGAGGCCAAGGACGGAAAGAAAGCGCGCCTGCTCGATACCGCAAAGCTCGATCAGTCGCGACTTATCGGTGACCTTTATCGCGCTGGAATTCAGGTAGCTGAAACCGGCAGTCGCGTCACGGCGCTCGGCGGTCATCTTCGCGGCCGCCCGCAGGGCAACGCGACAAACGTGCCAGAAGCCCCGAAAGCCGTTCACGTTATTCTATGCAGCACGAAGAATGAAAAGGCGTTCAAGCAGATCGCTGTCGGCGTCACGTCGCGCAAGGACGGCAGCGTAAGCAAAGGCGTTCAGGAGCAATCGCCTTCGCTATATGCTCGTGCGCAGATTTTCATGCACTTGCTGAAAATTGAGCGCTGCCTTTTTGTTCTGGAAAATCGCGGCACCAGCGAGCTTCATGTCGAGCGGTTGAAATACGACGCAGCCCATGGCTTGCAGCTCATGGCGAAAGCGGAGCGCGTAATCACGTCGAACCGCGCACCAGCCAAGATCAGCGAAGATCCCGCGAAATATCCCTGCATCATGTGCCCCGCGTCGTCTGTCTGTCACGGTCAGGCGTTCGGGCGGAATAATTGCCGTACGTGCATTCATTCTACGCCGCAGATCGACGATGCAAATCAGGCCGCGCGCTGGCATTGCGCTCGCTTCGATAAGCTGCTGACCGTCGAAGATCAGAAGGCTGGATGCCCCGCGCATCTTTATCTGCCCGATCTTGTGCCGGGCGAACAGATCGACGCCGGCGACGATTGGGTCGCCTATCGAATGGCTGATGGATCGACGTGGCGTGACGGTGTTACCGCGGAGGCGGCGAAGTGATGGAAAAAAACGCATACATGGATTCGCTCGATCTTGGCGTTCTCCGTTTCTATAATGAGAAGCGCCAACAAGAGTGGGATCAAGGCGAAGTCATTTCGCTCGAATATCTCGGCAACGCCATCGCCGGGGAAACCGGCGAAGCCTGTAACGTCATTAAGAAGATCGTGCGCCAGCGCGCGGGGCTTCGCGGCAGTCAGGCAACGCCAGGCGATCTTGCGAACGAATTGGCTGACATAATCATCTATGCCGATCTAATCGCGCGAAAAGAGAATATCGATCTCGCGAAGGCTGTCCGCGAAAAATTCAACGCGACAAGCGACAAGCTCGGCTTGGCAACGAGATTGCCATGACCGCATCCGTTAACCTTACTCTTAAACCTTACCGTGACCTTTGCGCGTCGAAAAAACCGCAGCCGCTTTTGAACGGCCTCGCGAAAGTCCCGGCGCTCAATTCGACGCTGTTTCCGCACCAGGCGCATGGCGTCGATTTCGCGCTCCGCACCGGACGCGCCGGGCTGTTCTACGATACCGGGCTAGGAAAGACCGCGATGATGCTCGAATGGGGGCATCACATCGTTCGCGAAACGAACAAGCCCGTGATGATGCTGGCACCGCTCGCAGTCGGCTCGCAGCATGTCCGCGAGGCTGAGCGCATCGGAATTGAGGCTCGCGTCTCGCGCTTCGGTCAGGCACCCGACAAGCCCTGCATCACGGTCACGAATTACGAACGGCTCGAAAAATTCGATCCCGCAGAATTCGGCGGCATCATTCTTGACGAAAGCAGCATCCTTAAATCCCAAGCGGGTGCCACGTCGAAAAAACTGATTGAGACATTCAAAGGTTATCGGTTTCGCCTTGCCGGAACCGCGACGCCGGCCCCGAACGATCATACCGAACTCGGGCAGCATTCCGAATTCCTTGGCGTCATGGACGCTGACGAAATGTTGATGCGCTGGTTTCTGCATGACAGCGCGAATACAAAAATCTGGAGACTGAAAGGCCACGCCATCCGGCCGTTCTGGGATTGGGTGGCGAGTTGGGCGCGTTGCGTCTCGAAACCTTCCGATCTCGGATTTTCTGACGAAGGCTTCATCCTGCCGCCGCTCAACGTTCAGCGGCATATCATCGAAGCCGATCGCTCGATCAACGCGGGCGAAGAAAAGGACGGGCAGGGGAGGCTATTTCGCGTTCCCGATCGCAGCGCGACCGCAATCCATAAAGAAAAGCGGATGACGATCAACGACCGCGCCGCGAAAGTCGCGGAACTCGTGGCCGCAATCGACGGCCAACCTTGCGTCATTTGGGTCGATACCAACTACGAGGCCGACGCGGTTAAGGAAGCTATTCCGACTGCATTTGAAATTCGCGGGACCGAAACCGTGGACGTCAAAGAGTCCAAACTCGATGCCTTCTCGCGCGGCGAAATCTCTGTGTTGCTGACCAAGCCGAGCATCGCGGGCTTCGGCCTCAACTGGCAGCACTGTCACAACACGATCTTCGCCGGCGTCAACTTTTCCTATGAAAGCTACTACCAGGCGCTGCGCCGGTTCTGGCGGTTCGGCCAGAAGAAAGCGGTCAACGCGCATGTCGTATGCGCCGATACCGAACTCGAAATCGCATCCGTAGTCGATCGCAAGGCGACCGATCACGACACGATGAAGCGCGAAATGGCGGCATCGATGCGCCGGGCCGCCGTCACCAAAGAAGTCTTTGAACCCTATCAGCCGAACCGGGAGGCCACGCTACCGGCGTGGATATGAACCTATGAGAGATGCGGCAACATCTTCTCTTAAATGCAAAGGATGCGGGAATGGGTTTACGGCGTACTCGCCGCCCTCGCGGCCGCGCCTTTACTGCTCGCAAAAGTGCGGCAGCAAATCGATGGTGGGCAGAAAGCAAACTGCCAATCATATCGAAAAGCGTAAGCGCTTCCGCGACGATCATCATGCATGGAAAGGCGACGCAATTAGCAATAAAGGCGGGCGAAAACGCGCTTTGCTTTGGTTCAAGCCGAAGCCTTGCGAAATGTGCGGCTCAAACGAAAAAATTGAACGGCATCATCGCGACGAAAACCCAAAGAACAATGATGCGGAAAATATCCAGTTTCTATGCCGTGCGTGTCACCTGAAACAACATGATTTCATTAAGACTGGAGGTCTTCGCTATGGTCGCTAAAATATTTGCAGAAAAGCACGGCGAGAGATGGGCCGCATATAATGTTGACACCGTGGAATTCACAGCGCGGATGCCCGACAACCGCATCGCGTTTTCGATCTACTCGCCGCCATTCGCTTCGCTCTATGTCTATTCCGAAAGCGAGCGCGACATGGGCAACGTCGCGAGCGAGGCAGAATTCCTCGAACAATACACCTATCTCGTGAAGGAACTGCATCGCGTCACGATGCCGGGCCGCTTGTCGGCAGTCCATTGCTCCGATCTGCCGCGCACTAAAACGACGCATGGCGAGATCGGGCTTTACGATTTCCCTGCCGACATTGTGCGAGCGCACATCGATGCCGGTTTCGCGTTTCATTCGCGGGTGACGATCTGGAAAGACCCCGTAGTCGAGATGCAGCGCACGAAAGCGCTCGGGCTTCTTTACAAGCAACTGCAAAAAGACAGCAGCCGGTCACGACAGGGCATGGCCGACTATCTGCTTGTGTTCCGAAAAGAGCCGCGCGACGGCGAAGAAGCCGTGCCGGTCGGTCAGGACGCAAAGTTGTTTCCGGTCGATCAGTGGCAGCAATGGGCTTCGCCGGTCTGGATGGATATCGATCAGACAAACGTACTGAATGGATATCGCGGCGCTCGCGATGAAAAAGACGAGAAGCACGTTTGCCCGCTGCAACTCGATCTTTCGGAGCGTGCAATCAGGCTTTGGAGCAATCCAGGCGAAACTGTTTATTCGCCGTTCATGGGCATCGGCTCCGAAGGATGGTCCGCGCTGAAAGCAAAGCGGCGTTTCGTCGGCACCGAACTAAAGAAATCCTACTTTGAGCAGGCGTGCGCAAATCTTGAAGCCGCAGAAGCCGAAGGCGCTTCGCTATTCGACGGAGCAGCTGCATGACAGTCATAGCGCTTCGCTCCGATATTCCGCTGCCGCGCCCTCGCGTCACGCTTGGTTATCCGTGGCAGACGATGGAAGTTGGCCAAAGCTTTCCGTTTGCATCGCACGTCAAACCTGAATCGGCGTGGACCTATACCTGGGCGGCAAACCGCACCTATGCGCCAAAGAAATTCCAGTGCCGTAAGCATGAAGGCGAGATGCGCTGCTGGAGGGTCGCATGAAAGTCGATTGGCGAAAGCTGGAAACGCTCATTGCCGAATTTCTGAAAGGCGAGGGCGTCGCTGTCGAAAATCTGGATGGCAGCGTGCAGGCCGTTATTCATCGTGACGATGAAGAATTTTTCGGCCTCGAAGGGCAGTTTTCTATCACGAAACTGTCGCAGGAAATTGCGGACGAACTGGAGCGGCAGAAGTGACCCGCCGCGACGAAATTCGCGACCGGATCATGGCGCGCATCGAAGAACGCGATTGCGGTCACGCAACGCCTTGCTGGATTTGGACCGGACCCGATAGCGGGCCGAACGGTCGCGGCGCGGGATATCCGCGCATGTCTCTAAGCGGTCAAACGTGCGCCGTGCATATTGTTCTCTACACGAACGAAAACGGTTTCATTCCGGGCAAGAAGCAACTCGATCACTTGTGCCGGCAGCGCCTATGCGTGCGACCGGACCATATGGAGATCGTGACGAACCGAAAGAATACGCAACGCGCGTGGGACGCGAAGAAAGCGAACGGGGATATTTGCCAATGACAGTCTGGACCGAAGATCGCGTCGAAGCCGTGAAGCGCATGCAAATCGAAGGCTATAGCTCGGCGCAAATCGCGGCGCACATTAACGATACGTTCGGCTATCCGCACGTCACGCGAAATGCGGTGATCGGAAAGATCGGTCGGCTCGGATTGACCGGCAAGGGTCCGCGCTCGCGCGAGACAGGCGCGGTTCGAATTAACAAGATCAAGACTGCAAGAGCGGTGCGCCGCGCGCCACCGTCCGCTCCGAAGCTACCGAAAGAGAAAGCTATCGACCTGACACCGTTCCGAACGCCGTTGAACGGCGCTGGTGTTCCGTTTCTGGAGCGCGGGATTTTCCAATGCTCATGGGAAGTGGGACCGCAAACGGTCTGCGGTCATGCCGTCACGCATCCTCGCTTTTCATGGTGCCCGCATCATTGCTCGATCGGGCTGGTGAAGCCGGAGCGTCCGCCGCGTGAACCGCAGCAACGCAAGCAAGGAATAAATGAGGCGGCATATCGATGAAAACGCCGCGACAAAAAGCAGAAGAAGTGCTGGACGCGGTTTGCGAGCGACACGGCATCACGCGCGAAATTCTGCTTGGCCCGTATCGCCAAGGCGTCGTCATGGCGGCACGTCGCGCTGCGATTAAAGAAATCGCTCGCGTCCATCCTGATTGGAAAAGTCGAGAGATTGCGCGCGTCGTTCGCCGCGATCATTCGACGGTCAATTATCACTTGGGGAAGCGCCGTGGACGCAAGAACTACATTCCTGCCGACGCGCGAAATTGAGCGAAAAGCAAAATGGGCATGGCATCGGGCGAAAAAGAAGCGCAGCGCGAAAACATGGGAACGCGCGCACCTGTGGCGACGTATCGCTA